GCCAGAGGTGGTTGAGTTCATCCTCGACGGGAGCGACGACGAGGGTGTTATTGCCATGATCATGCAGGCCATGCCGAACCTAGGCAAGAAACGTGCGAAGAAGGCCATGCTAGACCTGCGGAAGACGGGGTCTGCCACCATCCCAGTACCTCGGTTGTCGGTCAACCGTCCAATTGTAAACTCATGCGCCCCAGACGGCGAGGTTATGTTCCCACCTTACATCTCAGACATCCAACGCTCGCCTTGGGTTTTCTGGAAGACATATGTGACCGGACAGGAACTAGAGAAGAAGATCATCACCGAGGGTTGGGACGAGGAGTGGGTTGACAACGCGCAGCAAAACCTCCGAGGACGTGATAGCTACATGATGGAGAACAAGCAGAAGTCATCCGAGCGCATGCCCATCAAGGACGAGGGTGACCTCATTATGCTCCTGTACGCATACCAACGCCTGATCGACGAGGACGGTGCTGAGGGGATCTATTGCACGGTGTTTAACCCCAACGCCGAGGGCTATGCCAAGCACGAACTGATGAACGGGCATGACTCGTACCCATTTGTGGTTACACGCCTTTCCATCGACCAGCGCAGGCTGTACGAGACAACCAACTTTACCGATATCCTCCGTGGGTCGCAGATGCAGATCAAGACCGAGCGTGACAGCCGTATCGACCGATCCTCGATGGCAACACTGCCACCACTGATGCACCCCGCTGGGCGACCACCTAGCGACTGGGGTCCAGGTGTAAGACTGCCATATAGACGCATGGGCGAGATCGCGTGGGGACCAATCCCACCAGCCGATAATGGCTCTGGAGAGATCGAGGTATCCATGACTCTACAGGCAGACCGCGCTGTTGGCCTCGACTTCAACAACCCACTGTCATCGGTTCGCCAGCAGTTCTTCGTGGACAAGTTCCTCACACACGTCCGTGACGTTCTTAACGTAGCATGGAAGCTATACCAACGCATTGGACCGGACGAGGTGTTCTTCCAAGTCACGGGCAACCCAAACCCACAGACCATGACCAAGGGTGACCCAGACGAGACGTTTGCCATCACTGTTGCCTTCGACACGCAGTCGAATGACCCAGAGGTTGCTGAGACCCAGCTAAAGGGAATGATCAGCCTTGCGCAACTAGATCGCAATGGTATCGTGGACATCAACAAGATGCTTGAGTTTGCCGCCAGTGCCATCAACCCAGTCTTCGCTGACTATGTCCTGCAACCCGTCGAGGAGGCGCAGGAGAAGATGATGAAGAGCGTTACTGATGACCTTGCCAAGCTATATGCCGGCATCGAGGTTCCAGCACAGGCCAACGGGGCGCAGATCGCCATGCAGATCATCCAGTCCTATGTCCAGCAACCAGACGTTGCGGATCGGGCGCAGAACGACGAGGCATTCGGACAACGCCTACAGAAGTATGCTGGTCAGTACGAATTTATGCAGCAGCAGGCACAGAACGCCGAGATCGGCAAAATCGGGACTGCACCCGCCCAGATGGGTGGTACACAGACACAGGGGATGTCACAACAGTAATTTTAAAAAGCTAGGTTTAGCTCAAGCCAGGTATTATCGAATTGGGCCGCAGTTTTCAGCTTCTGCACTATCTACTAACAAATAAAACAAACCATGAAACAAGGACTATATTCAAATATCTCAGCTAAACGCAAGCGCATCGCAGTAGGCTCCGGCGAGAAGATGAACAAAGTTGGCAGCAAGAAAGCACCGTCTGCCAGTGACTTCAAGCAAGCAGCAAAGACCGCTAAGAAATGAAAAACACGCTTCCAGATGACATAGCTCGATGCAATGGCGATTGGTTAGAAGATGGCGTGGATTCTGGTTGGCGTGAAGGTTGTGAAACTTGCCTGCGTAGGACTGCTAAAAGACCAGAATATTACATGATGATTAGCCCACCTGCCATCATCGCCTTTGAATGCGAATACCTAATTGAACCTGTAACCCCACCAAGCAGTAAGCGCAGAAAGGCACTATTATCGCTTTTAGAAGAACAATAACAATATGACCCCAATACCGAAACCAACATTACAGCAGGCAATCGACGGCATTAGCGACCGTGACGAGTACAAGGTCATCGTGACCTTCATCCGCGAGGAACGTGAACGATGCTTTGGAGACCTAAAGTCGGCAGACTCGTCGAATGACGTGATGCGGATCGCAGGTTCAATCTCAGCATTGGACGAACTACTTGGATTACTTGGTTGACATATACCACAAGTAGGGTACAAATGAATTGCACGGTGTTCGTGTTTTCATTTGTTGTTGTGTTAATAAGGGCCTCCAAGACTAAAACTCTTGGGGGTCTTTTACTATCTAAGTCTCTGGTGGTGATCTCCTGAAGCGGACACGGTTGTCCCTGACGGGATCAACCATGATTAAAGAACGTCTCTGTATGGAGCCACTCCCTTGCTTTCTCATGGCCGGTATAGAACCGGACCTTGCACCTAGAGTAGGACTGTCTCGGTAGAGTCTCTATGCTGATATCAGCGTGGTGCAAGGCTTGCCCTGTCTTACGACAGCGACTGATTACCTGAACACGGACAACCTAGATGTTCAGAACCTTGAAATCTTTAGCTAGCCGTACTTCACACCATTTCTCAGGCTGCACGGTTGGATATGTTTGTGGCATCCTCGCTAAAAAGAAGAAACCCCAAGATAGGCTTGCGGTACTATCTTGGGGCTTGGGTCGGAGCGTACCCCGTAAAGCTTTGATCTAGAACCGCAAGTCCCGTCAAGGGCATAATGACTTAGTTTTTCGTGTTGTCAATAACCTTCTCCAAATCAAAAAAATCAGCAAACGAAACAATTCAGTTGATATATATCAATTCCCCCTACAACAACTATACATCGCCTCCGCTGGGCGTTAACTAGTGTCTCGCCATGAACGAAAATAACGCTACCGCTGAGGCTGAATCAGTGTCCAATATATCGGTCGAGGAGTTAATCGCTCTTAGATCACAAACAGCACCAGAACCTGAATCCGAGGAGCCTGTAGAGGTCACCGAGGACGACGAAACGGATGACTGGGATGAGGAACCCAAGGCAGAGGAACCACCGGAAACGGATGACGAACCAGAAGCTGAGGAAGAGACTCCTGAGAAACCGTCTGGGGAAATAGATCTGCTAGACCTATCCGTCGAACAAATCCAAGAACTAGCTCGCAAAGGCAAGAGCCGGTTACTATCCCGTGTGGGTGAGTTAACCGCTCGAAATAAAGCCCTAGAGGTAGAACGGGACGAAGCGCGGGAGATCAGTTCGATTTCCACGGCAACCAATTACGAAGTAAATCCGTTTCAGAAAATCACTGATCCGGCAGAACTGAATAAAAAGTTTCAAGAATTTGAGACGATGGTCGCTGAGACTGACAGAATCCTAAAGGAACATAAAGGTTACGCCGACGAGGATATTATCGAAGTCGGAGACGAGGAGTTCACGAAGGAGGACATTGACTTGGCTAACAGGAAGGCGCGAGACGCTATGGCAAAGCATCTGCCTCGTAGGTACAACGACATTGTTCGTGAAGGCCAACGGGAGGAGATGACTAAACAATTTCAGTCGATCACAATCGACGAGGTTCCTGAGATTCAAGACGAGCAGTCGGAAATTGGAAAGCAGTATATTGCCATGCTGGCAGACCCATTGTTGAAACAGGTTAGACTACATGTACCGGACTTAGCACCACAACTGCCATATCTACTAGCACATGCAGTCCGCTCAATCCACAGGGCTAACAAGATGAAGTCTGCTAAGGCAGCGGGGGTTAAGGCTGAGACCAGAGTGTCCGGTTCCCCGTTAAGTGCCTCGGCAAGCCCATCCCGCCCGTCGAAGTCAGCAAAGCCTCAGAGCAACACGGAATCCATTTCGGTGGATGACTGGGTCGCATCAAGAATCGCTAAATCAATCCGCTAACTTATAATATTATGTCTATTGCAAATACTTATCAACCAAATGCTCCAACGGGCAAATCCACCACTGGTTCCGCTGTATCTAACAGAGAGGATTTAAGTTCAGAATTAACAATCCTTGCACCAGAGGACACCCCGATTCTTACGCTTTGCCCAAAGATCAAGGCATCTGGTACGTTCTATGAATGGACCGTTGATTCCCTCAGTACGCCAGTTACCACTGGTATTTCTGAAGGTGCTGACGTGACTGCGTTCACTAACCAATTCCAAAAGCGTGGGCGTTTGGGCAACTATGTCCAAATCTTCCGAGACGATTTCGTGGTGAGCGATTTGCAACAAGCCGTCACCTCGGTTGGACCTGCGAACGTAGCCCAGGCGGAGGTTAAAGCAATTAAACAACTCAAGCGCAACATCGAAGCGACCATTGCGTCCGATAATGAGATGTCCGTTGAAAACGGTGCTGGTACTCCGTATAGCACCCGTGGTCTTGGCAAGTGGCTACAAAACACAGCACAGGCCGTTAACCCAGTTCCTGTTGACTACCGCACACCTACTGGATCAATCAAGTCTTCCACCCTTTCAGAGACAGATTTGAGTAGCCTTATTGGTTCCATCTTCTCGGTAAACGGAGAGATGAACAGCCTTACGCTTATTGCTGGGTCAGCAGTTCGTCGCGCAGTTAGCAACTTCACACGCAC